GGCGGTGAGATCGGCGCCGAGCGACCGGCGCAGCGACCGTCATTCTTTTTCAACGGCCCATTGAATGTGACGGAAGAGGGGCATCCTATACCACTGGTCTATGGCCGCATGATCGTCGGCAGCGTCGTAGTGAGCGGCGGCATTGAGGCGGAGCGCATTTAATGCAGGCCGCGCGCATTGGTGAAATCTCTGGCGCGTTCAGCGGAGGCGGCGGCGGCAAGGGCGGCGGCGGCGGCGCGCCAGTCGTTCCGACAGAGTCGCCGAATACGCTCCGATCCAAGGCCGTCGCTCGTGTCATAGACGTGATTTCGGAAGGCGAGTCTGAAGGGCTCTATGCTGGTGCACAGTCGATATTTTTCGACGGAACACCATTGGAAAATGAAGACGGAACGAGAAATTTTGGGGGTATCAAATATGACGTGAGAAAGGGGCTCACAGATCAAGAACCCTTTTCTGGGAACAATGCGGTCGAGACTGAAAGGGGCGTCGGAGTCAAGGTCACTGTCGCTGCGCCTGTGATCAAGACGATCACCGATGTCAATGTAAATGCCATCCGCCTGACCGTTCGCATTCCCTCCCTATTTTCACAGAGTTTGACGACGGGGGATGTCAGCGGCGCGCAGGTAGAATTTAGGATCGAAGCAAAGCCGTCTGGCGGAGTCTATGCAGTCCCCGTCGAGTTCAGCCGCTCGACCTCGTTTATCGGACAGGCATCGACTGGGGCCAATGCGACGGGCGTCTCTGTCACTGTCCAGAACACGACGACGGGCGTGGGACGGGCTGAAACGCAGACGGTGACTGCCGAGTACAGACTCGTAGGGTCTGGGACCTGGTTGTCGTTGGGTACCGCGACCAAGGAGATTACGAATACCGTCACGACTATTTCAACAGGTGGTGGAAACTCATTCGCGACGTCGACATCGACGGGGCCGACGACATGGAGCCAGACCTTCTCCGCCGTTGGTCTCACGCAGGGCGATTATGAGGTGCGTGCGACGGCCGGGATCATCGTCGCGCAGAACACGGTCGCGCCTACAACCATTATTATCAGCGGGAAAACGACATCGCCATACGAAGAAGGCCACCGTTTTGTGCTCGCCTCAAATGGATTCCCCTGGGATATTCGCGTAACGCGTGTGACGCCTGACAGCACGTCGGGCACGCTGTCAAACGACCTGTTCTTTTCGCGCTACACGGAACTTATCGAACATAAACTGATCATGCCTGATACGGCAGCGATTCAGATCGAAGCAGATAGCGCACTTTTCGGCGGGAAGGTCGCAAAACGGGCTTACGATTGGAAAGGCATCAAGGTCCAGGTGCCATCGAATTATGATCCCATCACACGCACCTATACGGGATTTTGGGACGGCACCTTCAAGATGGCATGGACAGATAATCCAGCCTGGATATTTTATGACCTTGTGACCAACCGACGCTATGGCCTCGGCGCCTTTATCGACGCGACGCAGGTGGATAAATTTTCGCTTTATGCGATAGCTCAATACAACGACGGGCTCGTAAATGATGGTTTCGGAAACCTGGAACCACGGTTCACTTTCAACGGCGTGCTGACGACACGCGAGGACGCGATATCATCTTTGCAGGCCATCGCGTCGACATTTCGCGGCATGGTCTATTGGAGCGCAGGCGTGCTGACGGCGATGCAGGACAGCCCGAAGATGCCAGTCAAGATCGTGACCAATGCCAATGTGATAGGTGGCGCGTTCAATTATTCTGGAGCATCGCTAGAGTCTCGGCACACGGTTGCGCTGGTCTCATGGAATGACCCGGCGGAGGGTGGAAAACGGCGGGTAGAGACCGTCGAGGATCAGTCATCCATCGCCAAATTTGGCTTTCGCCAGACCGAGGTCTTCGCCATCGGAACGACGCGGAAGTCGCAGGCGCACCGTGTCGGAAAGTGGATTCTCGATAGCGAGAAGAACGAGACTGAGATAGTGCAATATAGCGCGAGTTTCGACCATGCGGACGTCGTGCCCGGCGATATCATCTCGCTGCTCGATGCCAACGAGGCGGGAGTCCGGTTTGGCGGCCGGGTGAGGTCGGCAACGCTCAGCGACGTGACACTCGATGCGCCGCTGACATTGATCTCTGGGGACACCTATAGGATCTCCATCGTATTCCCGTCGCGGCTGGTGACGTTTGTTCCTGGCGATGTGAACGTGACGACAGACCAGATCGTCGCGACTGCGCACGGCGCGGACACGGGAGACGGCCCCGTTCAGGTGACAACGGACGACACATTACCAGCACCGCTTGTGGCCGGCACCAGCTATTGGATAATCGCCATAGACGCCTACACTATCCAATTGGCGACGAGCAAAGCGAACGCCGACGCCGGCGTCATCATCGATCTGACAACAGCAGGTGTCGGCACACACACGCTGCGGCTCAATAAGATGGTTGTTGAAGAGCGCGACGTTACCAACGTGCTGCCCTATACCGGCGACATCCTGACCGTCGCGACGAACTGGCCGGAGGTCCCGAAGACCAGTGCTATGTATGGGATCACGGCCGTCACCACAATCTCGCCACAGCAATTCAGGGTCCTCGCTGTAGGGCAGAAGGCGGCCAACATCTTCGAGGTGACGGCGCTCGAATATGATTCCACGAAATTCGCCCGCGTCGAGGCCGATTTGAAGGTCAGCGGGACTCCGTTTACCGTTCTGACCGGGAATCTCAAGGCGCCGACGAGCCTGACGACGATGGAGTTTTTGGCAAAATCCGGCGCGATCCTGACGTCGAACGTCACGGTGTCGTGGGAGGCAAGCCCAGATCTTCGAATCATTAAATACGAGGTGCAAGTAAAGCGGCCGGGCGAATCTGATTGGCACACTGTCGCGATAAAACCGGCGATATTATCGCTCGATCTCGCCAATGTATTCCCCGGCTCATGGGGGTTCCGCGTGCGCGGTCTCGACTTCTTCGACACGCGTTCACCCTGGCTTTCAAACGATTCCGTCGTGCTCTTTGGCATCGCAGCGCCGCCTGCCGACGTGATGAATTATGTCAGCAACATCGTCGGCGACATCTCGACGCAGTCCTGGGATGCCGTAGGCGATCTCGATCTCGATCACTACACGCTTCGCTTCAGCCCGTTGACTAGCGGCGCGACCTGGGGCGGCGCACAGATCCTCATCGCCAAGATCGCTGCGAACTCGACGACCGTGCAGGTCCCGGCCATCGTCGGCACCTATATGATCAAGGCCGTCGATGCGAGCGGAACGGAGAGTCTGAACGCGACGCTCATCGTCAATACTAACCCAGGCGCAAGCGCGCTCAACGTCGTGCAGACCGAGATCGACGAGCCGACTTTCGCCGGCGTTAAGACAAACCTCGCCGTCACCGGATCGCTCCTTCAATTGGTATCCGGCTCGACGAGCGGCACCTATATCTTTGCCGGCAACCCGGTGAACCTGGGCGGCGTGTTCACCAGCCGCATAACGGCGAACCTACAGTTTACGGTCTCCGACAACACCAACACGCTCGACACATGGACGACCCTGGCCGGAATCGGCTTCATGAACAATACCGACCAGTCGAAGGGTCAGGCGAAACTACAGATTAGGACGACGCAGACTGACCCGGCCGGCACGCCCGTCTGGTCGGCGTGGCAGGACTTCTTCGTCGGCGACTATCCGGCCTGGGGCATCGAGTTCCAACTGCTCGTAACGGCGCAGACCTCCAACATCCAGATATCCGTCTCGACGCTTCAAGTTACGGTCGACATGCCGGATCGGATAGAACGTGGCAACGACGTGCTGTCGCTCTCTACGGGACCGACGAACATCACGTTCAGCCCTGATTTCAAGACGCTCAAGGCAGTCGTCATCACTGGCCAGAACATGGCGACGGGCGATTATGCGACGGTGACCGGCAAGGCAGTGACCGGGTTCACGGTAGATTTCTTCAATAGCGCGGCGGCGCGGAAGGCCATCACGTTCGATTGGGTGGCCGTTGGCTTCGGCAAAAAGGACGGAACGTAATGTCGCAATCTGATTTCGGAACCATCGTCGCGACGACGAAGAGTGGGACTCAACTCGCCGCCGACCTCAACGCCTTCCGCGACGCACTGCACAGCAATCATCGCGGCGCGGCGCGGCCGAGTTATGCCGTCGCCGGCATGACCTGGCTGGATGACTCTGGCGGCACTATTAAGTGGAATTATTTCGATGGCACGAACGACATCCTGATCGGCACGTTCAACGAGACGACGAACGTCCTGACCATCGAGATAGATCCGACGGGAAGCGCGGTCGGCGACCTCATGACATCGACAGGGCCTTCTTCTCAGCCAACATTTCAGACCCCGTCTGTGCTGCCCGTCGGGGCTGTGTCGATGTGGGCTGGGTCTGACAGCGCAGCCCCGACAGGCTGGCTGATCTGTGACGGGACAGCGGTGCTGAGGACGGGCGCGACGGCCGCCCTGTTTACAGCTATTGGGACCATCTATGGGGCGGGCGACACGACGACGACGTTCAATCTCCCAGACTTCAGGGGGCGAGCGCCCATCGGCGTGAACAACGTCAGCCTGCCGGCCGGGGCAGACGGCACATTGTCGACCCGAAACAGAGCGGATAAGGCCGGTGCCGAGGATGCTGTTGTGATCGCACACACACACGCGGCGACGGGCCTGACCGTCGTCAATGCCGGAGCGCACACGCATACTGCGGCGGCGTTGAGTGGCGGCGGCACGACGGCAGCGACAGGTTCTACCGTCACACCACCTATTGCCGGAAACACCGGCTCAGCCGGTGATCACGGCCACACGATAACGGGGGCCACGGCCTCGGCCGGCGTATCCGGCGTCGGCAAGAACATGTCGCCGTTCGAGGGCGTCAACTTCATCATTAAGACGTGAGGGATAAAAATCAATGCGACAACGTATGCTTCTCAGTCTTCTCGCCGCCGCCTCTCTGGCGACTTTTTTGTCGGCATGCGCGAGCATCGATATTCGCACGCCGTCACAGGCGCTGCTCGACCGCATGGCCCAGGCGACGGTTGGCGTTCGGTCATCCGCCGGTCGAGGAAGTGGCGTGCTCGT